TAGATAAAACAGAATTTGACCTAAATGGCACAACTTCATTTTTAGTGACTTCTCCACCAGCATTATAGGATGCTAAAGCATTAGGATCAGTTCTACCTAATGCTTTTTGTAAATCATTTTTTAATAATTTTCTCGCATAGTAATAGGTTTGAATTGTGTTATTAGTAAAAGCTCCTGGAGGTTTCCTAGATAAATCAGATATTTCTTTGTAGAGATGACTTTGCAATAAATGAGCATTATTAATAGTAGGATTAGCGGCAAAATCACTATGAAGTTTTTTGAGAGTAGGGCTAAAATACTTATTAATAGTTTTTTCATCTAAATCTTTATATTGTATTTGTGGCAATCCCTCTTCGCCAATCATACCAGCTTCTTTAGAGTTACTAGAATAAACTGGTTCCATGCCATGTTTCTCTAATACTGGATTGAAAAAATCAGATGCCTTTTGTTCAGCCATTTTATATTGATTGCTTATCGCTTCTGTTAGAGAAGAAGCATATTTTTTTGGATTAACAAACTCAGCTATCCCGCCTACAGCCTTTAATGGAGCACTAAGAGCCTCTAAAGCACCTTGAGTTCCTGCTGCCATTCCAGCACCTTCCGCTGGATTTTCATTCATTACCGCTCCAACACCAGCTTGAGGTATCATTCTACTCAATGCCCCGGATGCAAATTTACCTACCCCTGGAATTGCTTCTATACCTCTTCCAACCATTCCTAATTTAGCTTCGGGAGCTGCTAGATATGGCAATGATTTTGCCGCCCCCTGGACAAATTTATCTGCTGTAGTTCCAGGTAACATTAGCATTTTAGAAAAATCATAGTCCTGCTGTCTGGGAATAGAATTTGCCGTCTGAGGATTTATCCATCCTTTAGACGCTGCATACTTCGCAATATTTGATGGAGAATTCAAAATAGAATGTCCCATTTGCGCTAATCCAGCTAAGACATTAGGAGCTAATTTTTCAGCAAAAGAAGGATCAAATCTAGTAGGTTTTGGCATTGAATTTTCTTCAATAGGAATTCCTCCAAACTTAGAAAGATCGTAATCTTCATCGATTGGAGTAGCGCCATATTGTGATAAATCATAATTCTGTTTTGCCATTATTGAATTACCTTAGCTCCTTGCACTGAATCTAATATTCCGCTAACTTTTCCTATTGGAACGTTCCATTGTTTTCCATCTGGAGTCATCATTTTTACAGTCTTTTGGCCAGCTTTAATATTTATGATTCCTTCATCTTGGCCAGCATTTTTATCATTCATTTGTTTTGCAATAGAATTGCTATTTCCTAAGCCATTATTAGGCTGATCCATATATGATTCATGGCGCTTTTCAGATTCACCTAATGTTGTTGGAACACCCTTCGCCATTGCTTCTGTTTGTTCTCCCGCATATGGCTTAATCCATGCTTTTAAAGTTTCTATGTTCTTTCTCACTTGAGCTGGATCATTCCAAATTGGCGCAGATGGATCTGTCATTGGTTGCAAAGTAGCCATAACATATCCAGGCATTACGGTTGTTACGAGCGCCTTTCTAATAGCATCCATAATCGTGTTTTTATTAACCGACATATAAGCATTATAGTCACGCCAATCTTGGGATGGCTCTACAGGAAATCCTAATGAAGATGCTACGCCCTTCGCTCTTTCTTTCATGGCTTCTAAATGACCACCCAATCCAGAAAACTTTTCTAGTGGTTTTGTATCAATGTCATTAACTTGATTATAAATAATCTGTGCTGCTTGAGCTTGATGGGACTGATTAGCATCGAAAGCAGTTTTTTGTCTATATGCTTGGTAGGTATTTCCAATATCGTCTGGAACAGAAGATCCAGACTGTTGCATTTGATCTGCTAATTGATTACCTTGGCCTTGAGATATCATTTGATCTGGACTACTCATTTGACCTGGAACAGCAGCGTTAGGAATAGCTCCACTTCCTAATATTTTTTGTTCTACGTAGGTTTTACCAAGTGGTGACATGTACTTTAACATTTGATTTGGCTGACTTAGATACTTAGCCATGGCAACTTTATATGCAGTATCTGCTTGCGCTAATTGACCAGCATAAGGTAATTCAGCTTGTGCTTTTTGCTGAGCTAATAATTTAGTTAAAATATCCTGTCCTTGACCGACTAATCCAAGACCAGCAGAAGCACCCATTAATCCTGGGTTAGCTTCATTAAAACTTATCCGCTGAATATTAGGCCACTGTATTGCCATACGTTCTCACCTTATAAAAATGATGCTAGAGCGCCCACACCGGCTCCCAATGATCCCCACATGCCGCCATTATGTTGATTTTCTGCATTTTGACCTTCATATGCTAAATTACCTCTATTAGCATAATAGGAGGCCATATCTTGTCCCATATTCATTCCAGCATTAGCGCCAGTATTATAAAGCCCTTGTTCACCTTGCAGTCCTTGGGTATACATGCCCATCGCATTCTGCAACCACTGGTTATAATCTTGATTGGCAAGATTGGTCGCCAATCCCATATTCTGTTGTTCATGTTGAGGTGATCCTGCCATACCACCAGCAGCGGCGGCATTACCAGACCCTTGCAAAGCTTGCTGTAATGCAAATTGAAAACCAGGAGATTGATGATAGTTAGCGCCAATTTGATTAACCATTCCACCAGGGTTATTCATCAAATTGCCGTATTGACTTTGTAATGGGCCTAAAGCATTTTTTCCCGCATCAATATACGGGTTCATGTATTTATTTAATTGACCAGGAATTTTATCGTAATAACCACCAGCAGCGTCCGCTGGATTTTGATAATCACCGAATAGGTCTCCGAGACCTGCGCCCAATAAGCCGCCTGCGCCTGCTTGCCAGGGCATTCTTGAACTTGCCATAATCCTAATCCTTTAGGTTAAGGTAAATGTCTTCCATGTACCTGCTATATTACCTTTAAATTCATCATTTGTTGAGTCATATAATATATTTGCTATCGATTGTGTTGCTGTCAGAAGTAAAATGTTAGCCGCTGATTGTTGCGGCATAACAAATCCTTCCGGCGTTAAATTAGTTTGTAATGCCAAAGATAATTGATCAAAGAACCTATACCATTCATCATTCATATTTCCATCTTTGTCTACTATCTTTTTAGATCGCGGACAATCAGGAAAGATTGATACTTGTTTTTTAACTTGGGTTGTCATTGTCTTACGTTGACCTCCCCATCAGTTGCCACAAATCGTCCTAATCCCCAGAATTTAAATTGGCATACTAGATCATTTGCCAGTCCCAACTGCCACCACATTAGTTTATTTCTACGTTTCCCAATTGGATTTAAAACATAGGGGAAATCGCTACTAAATGAAGCACCGCCATCAATTGATATTGATAGATCAACCCTTGGAGTTATATAAGCAAAAGCATGTTGTTGCGCTATTAAATAAGAAAAATCGTTAGGATCATTTTGCTGAGATAGCAATAAATTACCATCTTGGGTTTCTATGAATTCTCCATCTTGAGTTTCTAAGAATATAGCAGAACCCTGGGTGATAATTAATTTACCATCTTGGGTTATAAGATTAATTTGTCCTAAATCTTGCTGTTGATATTCTGTCTCACCTGTCTCTATGGTAAATCCAACATCATTTGCAATGAAGTATTCTTGACTTACATCGCGCACATTCTTACAAGTACGAAATCTTGGAATTTCTAACCCATCATAAGTAGTATAAATAGTATCAAAAGCGTACAAATTACCATTATTTTTACTCAAGAAATAATATTGATTATTAAAGAATGCCACTTCATTTGCGATGAAATAATTTAAATCTTGATCACATGCGTGATAAATTTTATCAGTATTGAAATCAAAAAATAGAGAAAGGTTATCAGTGTAAAAGTTAAGATGATAAAATAAATGACCATCTTGTCTATAAAGAAATCCCTGTGCATCAGAAGGGTCAGTAAGCTGAGAAAACACATAATCAAAACCATCAGTAGTTATTTTTTGTGGCATTCCACCATTGGAAAACATAACAACTGGGCCAGATTTTTCGTTTTGAGCAAGCCACACAACTTTATCATCTAAAGAAGCAATAGTTGCTGGGTTTAAGCA